ACTGCAACCACTGACCTTGATTGACAGCCGGCGCTGAGCAGTGAGCAGGTCAGCACGAAGCTGAGCGTTCTGATGCTGGGCATCGGTGTACTCCTGGTATCGGGTGGCGGAATCCTGCTGGACGGCCTTGGCAAGCGCCTGGTGCTGTTCGTTGGCTTCCTGCTGGGCCTTGGCCGTGGCGAGGTTGATCGTACTCAGATCAGCCTGGAAAGCGGCCTGCTGCTGCTCGATCTGCTGGCCCAGCCTCCAGCCGTTTGAAAGCCAGCCAGAAGCGAAGGCGCAGAGCATGGCCGCTACCAGGGCTACGGGCTTCAAGTAGCTGAGGAGCCAGGTCATACCGGAATCCCCAGAAACATTGCCCGCTCAGCAGCGCGACGCTTCACCAGCCCCGAGAGCACCTTCCCGCCGGCTTTGTTCCAGCGCGGGAACTGATCCGCAGCACCGGCGTAGTCCTTCTGGTTCAGCAGCTTCAGCAGCGTCGACGACTCCAGATTGGCCGCGCCCAGGTTGTAGGTGAAGCTCATCAGCGCGTCCCACTGGCCCTGGCTCAGCGGCACCCTCACTAGTCGGTCGATGTCAGGCTCGAAACGCTGCACGTCGTTGACCAGCATTCGCTCGGCCTGCTCCTTGGTGATAGCCATGCCAGCCTTCACGCCGCGGGTGGCGCCATAGCCGATGGTCCAAACGCCGACAGCATCCTGATACGCCTGCAGGCGCAGGCCTTCGAACGATTTGATGAAGCTCAGGGCCCGTCCGGATGTGCGCATTGGTCAGACTCCAGAAACAAAAAACGCCGGCTCTATGGCCGGCGTTATATACTGTCGGATATATATATTATTTAGTTGCTCACGATATCCATTTCTGTGCAGGAGTTATTTTCCAGTAAACCCTGCCTCCACCGGCAGGTGCTGGAGATCCGAAGTTCAATATAAATTGAAGTGCAGTTTTACCAGTAATCCATACGGTCGTGTTCCAATTCGGATGAACTGACACGTGATAATCTGTAGCTACTCCTTCAAATGCAAGATTTAATTTAGCCACGCCACCCTGTTGCAAAGACCCTGAAACAACTTGGCTCACAGATCCAGCCGAAATATCTACGTAGTTAACTAGATCGCCTTCGGCGAACTGAGACACTCCGTACTGCCGGCCATCTGCATCGCGCTTGTAGTTCTGAACACCGCCGTTTGTTCCATCAAACCGATTATTTATGATGCCACGATATTCTGTCTCGATAATTCGGTTGTAGTTAGTATTCAACTTGTGCGCGATGAATGCGTTGCCGGCGCCAATCGCCCGAGTGTCGAGACTAGTGATGTTGTTGTCCTGCACGAATCCACGCTGCACCCCTGGCCCCTCCGCCGACGGCTGGGTATAGGGCGCGCCTTGGATCGTCGCGCCCTGCGACTGGTAAAGGATACCGACCTGGGTCGAGGCGATGACGTTGTCGCAGACCTTGGCGTTGTAGATGCCGTTAAGGTAAATGCCTATGCTGAAGCCGATGATCAGGTTGTTCGAGGCTTCCGGCAGCACGGTTTTTTCGTCATAGGGCATATACACGCCTTCGTTGGTGCCAAGCGTGCCATCGTTGCGGTCGCGTTGCTGGGCCAGGTCATACAGTGTGATTTCAAGGCCCTTACCGATAGTTACGGTAGGACTAGTCTTGCTGCCGACATAGCGAATCGTATTGTGACGTGCGCGTAGCCCTGACCCTCCAGCTATCTTCAGGCCAGAATCTGCGGCAGTCTGAGTAACATCTGCGGGTGGGTCTGTAATATACCCCTGGTTTTCATCGAGCCATATATCGATGTTCTTTCCGTATTCAGCGATTGGAGTCAGGCGGCTAGCATCTGATACAGTAAATGCTTGGTTGTAAGTGTTCATGCTGACATTGTGATGCACGCGTATGCTTTTGCCGCCGAGAACAACTATGCCATTCATGCAACGACCATCTCCGCCGTCGCAGTAGTTGTGCGCGATCTCGCCTATCATCGGCAGGGCATTAGTGACGCCAATGCCCTTGGTCTGAACTGAGGCGACTTTGAAGTACAGGAAGGTGTTTCCGCATACCTTGAAATTCTTCGCAGTTTCGCGCACATGGATTCCGCGATATGTACGACTATCATATCCAGACTCAGAATCAGTTGCCCCCTGCATTATCCATCCAGAAAATTCAACACCATCTCCGTATAGGCTTATGGCATCATTTTCTATAGTCGCAGATGGCATCAGAGCAAGTATTCTGGAGAAATTCCCGATAGCCTTGACTCCTGTTATAGAGCACGGATATGTAATCTTGTATGTTTTTCCTGGGGTTCCGTGAAATTCGCTTTTATTAGATGCACAGAAGTCTATGGCTTCCTGAAATGCTGTTGTGTCATCCGCAATACCGTCACCAATAGCGCCAAAATCTTCCGGGTGTATTTCTAAACTGAGGCGTTTATAGATAGTAGTGCCTCGGTAACCAACAATATCTGATCCTGAGCTTTGCGAAAGTTCCTGGCGGAGCGCAGCATCGCCTACCGATACAAATTTCGGCTGATCAATCGCCCAATCTTCAACAGTCGTATACGGTAGATCTAACGATGCAGATGCGCGCCAGAACTCGCCGTCCTTGCTGAAAATCTGGTTCACCTGGGTGATGGTCAGTGGGCCATCGGTGTCGTAATCGCCGACGAACTGATACCCAGATGCGAGCAGGAAATCGTTGAAATCCGACTCACGCTGCGCCTGGGCGGCATCGAAATCAGCCTGATGCTCGGCTTGCTCGGCGTCGAAAGCATCCTGTCGATCACTCTGTGCCTGCTGGAAGGCGACCTCCATACCGTTCCAGGTAAGGCGCTGAATACCAAACCGGTCCCGCCATTGGGTGATCGTCTGGTCATTCACCCACCGGTCAAGGATCGCGGCGTTGTCCACCAAATCACGTGGATCGACTGAGCCCCAGGTGCCAATCGGGTTACCGGTATTGAAAGGCGTGTAAGCCATGCGTGTGCTCCAGAATGCAAAAACCCGCCAGGTGGCGGGTTAAGGGAGGTTGTTCGGTTGTTATGGGGCGGTCGCGTCGTCGTATTGATAGATGCGCGAGTCGTAATTCACAGCGGATACCGAGGCGCCGACATTGCTGTCGGGCTCGATTGAGGTGATGAGCACTGGGTAACCCCAGCGATACCAGACGCCGAACAGCAGGTGCGGCGGCTCGATACCCCACGAGACATCCGGGGTGAAGTCCAGGGAGGGGATGGTGAGCGTGTAGTCGTCTATGCGAGTCGCCACATAGGGGCCGGAGACGGTGCCATCTGGACGCCGCAGTGCAACCGCATGAGGCTCAGCGGCAGACCAGTCCAGGGGCTCGCTAGACTCCAGTCGCACCACTCCACCAGCAAGCAACTCGAACGACAGTAGCAGCGCGCTCTGCGCATACCCAGGCACGTCATCTGCCACTATGCAGTAGCTGAGGTAGTCGCTGTTGTAGGCATCCATTTCCGTCGACCAGGTGTAATCCCAGCGCCGGAACAGCTGCACCATGCGACGACGCATGCCGATCCGCCATGCACGGGTGCGGTCGGTGACGCCCGGCGCCTTGATCTTCTCGACCTTCCTTCCGACATCGCCAGCGATGCGGCATTCGACTGTTGCCGTTTCCCCGGTATCGCGGTCGATGTATTCCATATCCACGCCGTCATAATCGTCTGGTCCTGGAGCGGTGAAGCTCCGCACCAACGCCTCGGTCATGTTCTGCGGCGTGTACATGTGATCGAACGACGACCGCGGCTGGTCGCGCACGGGTGAGATCTTGCCGCGCTTAATCGTCAGTTCGGCGAATCCGGCATCCAGCGCATCCTCGATGTTGCTCTTCACAGTCCCGGCATCGGTGATCGCGATGTCGTAGGTGTCTCCCCTGGACTTCCAGATGGCATCCAGGGCATCGAGCTGGGCCAGGTCCAGGTCTGCATCGGTGTACCCGATGGACTTCGCGACATAGGCCACCCAGGGCACGATGTCGCGAGTGGGTTGCGGGCTTGTCCACGCCCCACCGCTCCGCGTCGGCAAGATGCGCACTGGCCTCATCGATATCTTGTTGTCCGTCATCGAGGAGATTCGGTCAGAGGATCGCACCTTGACCGCGATGGTAGTGACACCTGCGTAGCTGGTAGGCGCCTGGAGCTTCGCCCGCAGCCCATACCACTGCGCGGTATCGCGGTACTCGCTCGTCGAATTACCACCTTGGTTGACGAACACCTTGCGGATTCTCACCTCAGGCCGCATGGCATAGGGCAGCGCGATCTGGTCGGTGAACCCCTGCTGGTCGAGTGAGTTTCCCGCATGGCTGAAGCTGACCACGGTCCAGGCGCCGCCGACAGCCATGTCTCGCCACTCCACGTCGTAGAAGACGCTGATCTGGTAGAACTGCCCTTCCCGGCCGACACCACAGAGGCCCTCGGGCATGAACACGTCCACCTCGATCAGCGATGTCTTCTCGTACTCCGGGCAGGCCGGGAACGGCCCGCGGTAGCCACCCTCAGATCCACTCAGGTCCAGGCTGATGACCGCCGATGAACTGGTCATAGCATCGAAGCCAGGCCAGCCAGTATCGGTGGAACCACTGGAATCCAGGCGCTCGACGGTGATGACCTGCAGGTCTTCGCTGATCGTCACGATGCGATAGAGCAGCCCCTTCGGCCCGATGGTGGCCAAGCCAGTACCAAGCGCCAGCTGGTCAGCGGGATCGCCCCATTCGTAATCCAGCGTCATCCCGGTGGAGACATCGAAGTCCTCCACCGTGTAGAAGCCGCCGTTGACGCCTACCACCTCGATCTCATCACCAGGTTCGGCATTGAGCATGCCGAGCGGCCCGGTAATCACGTCGCGCGGCGTACCATCGGTGACCGTGTAGCTGTAGGGTGCTATTACCCGGATCACCTGACCTTCCTCCCAGTCCTCAGGGAAGGAGCCTTGGCCGGCTGGGATGGTGATGGTGAATCCGCTGAACTGATATGCGCTCGCGGTGGGCGATTGCGTTACGTCGGTGGCCACCGTCAGCTCCAGGCCCGCCGTGCCGGTGGAAGTGGCCCCCACTTCCGTTGCGGTATGCCACCACTCGGCTGCCGTCTCGGCAGACAGATCCTCCCCTGGCCCGTAGATGGTGTAACGCGCATCTGCGCCCAAGGCGAGCAGCGCGGTATCGCCGATCAGCACCGAACTGGCCGGAATCTGATACTCGCCTTTCCCGACGCACAGCAGCACTTCCATCCACTGCTCACGGGGGCCGGCGAAGTACTTCCGAGGCGGAACGAGATAGTCCGGGTAACGCTTCGGGTTTCCGGCCAGCTCGGGGATCACATCGCCCAGCTTGACCTTGTTCGCATCTGCGTTGGAGTCGGTCAGCGACTCACCGGAACCTGGGACAGAAGAGACGCCCGGGATCTTCGGCATGAACGACCGGAACACCGACTGCGCGCCCTTGAACAGCGCGACGGTGATGGTGAACGGATCGGTGCCCCGGGGCTCGATGTAGATGCGGAGCGTGTCCTGCGGCTGCAGCAGCGTGTTCGCCCATTCCTCCGCGGGGACCACGCGTTCTTCCGCGTTGATCTGGCGTTCGGTCAGGTCGGACCGGCAGGCAAACTCCGCAGGGATCAGGCCGATGCTGATCGGATGCACCTCACGGTCGCCGAAGCTCGGCACGTTGGCCGCCAGCCAGTCGCGGATGGTCACCGGCCGGATGATCGGGTGCCGCTCCAGCGGCTCGCCTTCAAGGCGCGATGGATAGATCTCGATCACGGTAGTAGATCACTCGCAGGTAGCGCGCCTCGAAGTCTTCAAGGAGCGGTAGGGATGGTGTGGAACGAGGGTTGATCTCCAGCACGCGCAGGCGGCCTTCCTTCTCCACCACCAGGCCGACATGGATGCAGACCGCCCCGCGCATGGCCGCAGCGATCACTCCAGGACCGGGACGGCACTCGACCAGGGCGCGGTCCACCTCGGCGCGGTAGGCGCGCTGCATGTCGACCGGTGTATGGCGGGTGACTGCGCCGAAGTCGCTCAGCCGCGGCAGCCCGAACAGTTCGCACCGCGCCAGAATCACCAGCCCCCAGCAGTCCACGCGCGGCCATTCGCGACCACCTTCGACGTAGGTAGCCGTCAGGTATCTGTCGAACATGGATCAGCCGATGTACTTGAGGCCAGGCGCGAAGGTCGTGGTGTACACGTCCCGCGGCCATGCGGTGTTGATCAGGTCGTAGTACCCGGCCGTCACCTCAAGGGTGGCCGCCGAGCATTTGCCGCTCTTCACCACCATCCGGTACGGCGGCTCTGCAGGTCCACTGCGGTCGGTGTCGAGGAAGATGCGCAGCGTCAGGAAGACCTTCGCGCCAGCATCCAGGGCAGTATCGATTCGCTGCTGGGCTTCCCCGGTCACGTTGTCGATGGCGAAGCCCACTTCCTGCGCGCCGGAGTTGTC